ATGATCACAGTTTTTACACTGCGATAGTTCTTTTGTGTAGCCTTGTGCTTCACGATTTTTTCTTACATTACTCATTTTATTTTTCATTTTATCCTCACTTGCATAAAAATTGAGACTGCTCATCTTGCATTTTATTTAATGCTTCCTCGATCAATGTCGTAAGTTCACCAGACAATGACCTGTTATGCTCCATTGCCAGCTTTTGTAATTTTGCTTTTGTAGAGTGCTTAACAAAAAAACCGATTTGGACTTTTCCTTCGTGTGCTAATTCTTTCACCATTTTTAATTACCTCGTTTGTTAATGATGGCTTATTGTATAGTAAACTTATTTTTATTACAAAATATTTATTATATTTACAAGTGATCTAAAATAATTTACTATTTACCCACGCCGAAATCTTAAACTTTGCCGATCCTGGCGTAATCGGGATCATGAAAAGTCATTTTTAAATCAACCTGGAGTAATTTATATGAAACTTGCAACATTTACACAAAAACAACTTTCAGAAGTACCTGAAAATTTACGCGGATTTTGGGACATAGGAGGACGTCCGGTTTATTCTTGCGATAATGCAAATTATGGCGCTCGTGACTCGCTTGGAGTTGCCAAATTATTGGGTATTCAGGACATTGACGACGTGGCAGGTTCATTTTCATTGGTTAAGTTTTAATGAACTGGATTGTATCTTATCGATTAGTCCATCAAGGTTTTAAACAATGGTGGATGTTAACAGATAGGCTTGGTATGACATACGAAGGAATAACACAACAAGAATGTTTTTTGAAGTGGATTGATCCATTTAGACAGTAACCTGGAGAAAAAAAAATGAAAATAGAAATAAAAAATAAATATACTGGAGAAGTTATTTTTAGCCATGAATAGAAAAATAACACAATAAAACTAACTGTTGAATTAGCAATTAAATCAAAAATAAACCTTTCCTGTGCAGACCTTTCCGGGGCAGACCTTTCCAGGGCAAACCTAAACGGTGCCGACATGAGCGGTGCAAACCTGATAGGTGCCAGCCTGAGCGGTGCAAACATGAGCGGTGCTTTTTATGGGAAAGCATCATTATCAAAAAATATAAAACAAATTTTGGGGGAATATTGGCCTATTTTAATTTTTGATTATCATATAAAAATAGGATGTAAATTATATTTAACTGTTGAATGGGAACAATTTACAGATAAAAAAATAAATAACATGGACGTAAAAGCTTTAGAGTTTTGGCATAAAAACAAATCGACTATTTTAGCTTTTGCAAAATCACACCAAACATACGAGGATTATTTATGAGCAATCAATCAATAATAGAAAGGGCAATGCTTAAACAGTATTGCCAAAAACAAGCAGAAGAAAAGGCCGCGCGTGGGATTAAGCCAAGCACGAAAGATAACGCAATACGGGCGGCTAATGCCCGGCTTGCGGTAATGTTTAGAATAGGGGTTAAATCATGAAAAGAATCGATGATGAATTAAAAAAAGTACTAACAATCGCGCAAGAAACGGCGCTTAAGCTTTGTGAAATGAACGCGATTGATTTTAAAAACTTGCCTGTTGATACGCTGTTGCTTTGCAGCGATAGCGTAGACCGTATGCAGCGAGGCGTTTATGATAAGCTGTATTTTTCGCATGTGCATGAAGAAACGGTTTATTGTTTTCCAGGAGGAAGAACGTCTAAAACAACGGGAGATTACAAGCTGACTTATGTTTCTTATTGTCTTTTAGCAAAATGACTGATAACCAATGGATTAAACAGCACATAACCAACCCTTCGGAAGACGAGCTTTATTTTTTCGTCGAGAGAGTTGGGATAATTTTAGACGGTGAACAATCGCCATCTAACGCAAGACTTGAAATGGCAAGAGCGCAAGCTTTTGACGAATTAAAAACACATGACTTTTAAAATGTGTTAGAATTAATCCAGGTTTTAAAATATGCCGTTGCGGGACATTAATTTTAAAACCACTCCAGTGTTTTACCCCGTTCTTGATTGTGCCGCAACCACAATCTCCGGGGTTTTTTTTGGGTTAAATTTATGAATGCAATAGTACAGAAAAAAGAAAAGCCAAAATTCAGCGTCGCAATTCAAAGCGATGCTTACAAAAACTTGATTCAGTCCACGCTTGGCGACCTAAAACGTTCACAGCGGTTTATTGCAGCTGTCTCTAGTGCCGTAGCTGCTAATCCTGCATTGCAGGAATGTGAGCCAGGATCAATATTGTCGTCTGCTTTGTTAGGTGAAGGCTTGAACCTATCACCAAGCCCGCAGCTTGGGCAATATTACATGGTGCCATACAAGCGAAAGGCCAACGCAAACAAAGGCATACAAGAAGCAATGCTGGCTCAATTTCAAATTGGGTATAAAGGGCTGATTCAATTAGCCATAAGATCAGGTTTCTACTCAAAAATTAACGTCCTGGACATCAAGCGAGGTGAGCTTGTTTCGTTCAATCCGCTGCTTGAAGAAATAACCGTTAACTTGATCGATGACGAACTTGAGCGCGAACAGGCAGAGACTACCGGATATTATGCAATGTTCGAGTATTTGAACGGGTTTAGAAAGGAAATGTATTGGTCTAAAGAAAAAATGCTGGCACATGCCGATAAATACAGCATGGCATTTGATAAGCAAATTTTTTTACGATTGCAAGCCGGGGAAAAAGTGCAGGATGCCTGGAAATATTCAAGCTTTTGGTATAAAGATTTTGACGGCATGGCATTTAAAACCATGCTTCGTCAGTTGATTTCAAAGTGGGGTATCATGTCCACCGAGTTGACAGAGGCATTTACCAAAGATCACGCGGTAATTTCATCAACTGGTGAAGTGGTTGATTACATCGACAGCACGTCAAACGATGAACCACAATCCGAAGAGCCGGCGCCAGAAAAAGAACCAGACGCGCTGCCGGAATGCTCAGATGAAACATTCAAAAAGAATCAACAAGCTTGGTTTAACCTGGTAGACTCTGGAAAGAAATCAGCAAACGACCTGATAAACTGGTTAAGCGCTAAATACACGCTGACCGAAAAACAACAAATGACAATCGAAGCATGGGAGCAACAATAATGAAAACTATACATTCTGACATTCAGGGTAGCGATTCTTGGCTAGCCCTACGCATGACAAAACGCCCGGCAAGCCTGATCGCTGCGGTTATGGGGTTATCGCCTTACCAAACACGAGACGATGTTTTAAAACTGTACTCGACCGGAATAGAGCCGGAAATTGACGCCAACCTGCAAAGAATTTTCGACAACGGGCACCGCATTGAGCCGCTGGCCCGTGAAATTATTGAAAACTTAATCGGTGAGGACTTATCGCCGGTTGTTTACTCTGACGGCCTTTTATCGTGTTCGACTGATGGAATTACATTTGATGAATCAATCGGGTTCGAGTGTAAGCAATGGAACGACAAGCTGGCACAGGCCATTGTTGCTAGCACAGTTCCAGACTCACACATGCCGCAGGTTCAACAATGTTTAATGATTACCGGCGCACAAGAATGGTATTTTACCGTTTCTGACGGAACCGAAGAAAACACGGTTTACACCGTTGTAAAACCGGATACTGAATGGTTCGACAGGATCAAGTCCGCTTGGGCACAATTTGAAATTGATCTTGCCAACTATGCCCCGGTAATCCACGCTGAAAAACCGACCCATGACGCGGTAAAAGAACTGCCGGCTTTGGTAATTCACGCCTACGGGGAAATTACCACCAACAACATGCAGGATTTTGGTAACGCATTGGCGGCCAGATTAAAAGAAGTCAGGGCAATCGTGCTGATCGATGATAAAGACTTTGCCAACGCCAACAAAGCCGCTAAAGACTTCAGAGGCCAAATTATAAAGCTTGAAGCGGTTAAAAAGTCGATGCTTGAGCAGACAACGTCTATTGGTGAAGCTGCCCGGCTGATTGATTCATGGTGTGAAGATTTACGCCTAACCGCTTTACAGCTCGAGAAGGACGTTAAGCGCGAAGACTTGGCAAAAAAAGAAAGCATTGTTTCCGGTGCTCGTAATGCCTGGAATGACTACATAAACGCAATATCAGAAACAATCAAGCCAATGCGCCCGGCTTTATCGACGCCAAACTTTGCCGACGGAATAGCGCGTAAACGTGACTACAATTCAATGCAAAACGCTGTTGATACTATGCTTGCAAACGCCAAAATTGATGCGAACGCGGCTGTTAAAAACATCAGGGAAAAGCTTGATTACCTGGACGCAAACGCCAAAGATTACCGCTTTTTGTTTGCCGATCTTGAAAAAATGATAGGCTTTGAAAAAGATCATTTTGAGATGACAGTTAGGGTTAGGATTGAATCTCACAAAAAAGCCGAGGCTGACAAGCTGGAAGCACAGCGCCTTAAAATTCAACAAGAAGAAGAGGCAAAGGCGCGTAAAAAAGCCGAGTCCGAACAAGCCGAAAAACAGAAGGCTGCGCTAAAAGAACAGAGAGCAGAGGCAATGGCAAGGCTTGAAGAAGTAAACCGCGAAGTAAACCGCCTAGAGCGCGAAAAACAAGCCGGAATTGAACAGTTAAAGCGCGATCAGGAAGCAGAAAGAATAAAACAATGCGGTGAAGAAAAAAACAAAGAACTGACAAGAACAGCCGGGTTAATCGTCGATACAATAATTGCGGAAGAAGAAAAAACGGGAACCTTTGCCGAACCAGTTACAATTTCAAAAACAGAATACTTGATTTTAAAATCAGATAGCTCAAGGCTTCATAAAATCATTGAGCTTTGGCAACAGGCTAACCGCATGACTGAAAGCGCAAACAGAGCGGATCAGTCAAGCGTAAGAAATGCAGAGTTACGCGCGGCTCAAAAAGTGAGAAATGAAGCGATACAGCTTATTGAGTCTTAAATTTTGATGATGATCGTAAGCCGGTAATTTTCCGGCTTACGATTATTTTGATTAGTTATAAATGGTTGTTTTGTTCGGGTTTAATTTTTAATATTAAAACTATTGTTTAACAACTCTCACACCACCGATACTAATCCGCACATCCTGACCTACTAGAGTGCCAACACCAAGCGCTGGAGAATAAGTAGTCGTAAAAGTAAGCAAATCCAAACTTGCTTGATCTTCGTTAATTTTTAGCTTGTTTAGCACTACATGCCCTTTAAATTCCGGCATATCGCCTTGAGTTATTAATGAATAAGGTGTGTTTTGTATTGTCCCGTTTCCTGTTTTTCTCAACGAAAATATGCAGTTTAATGTGCTTCCATTAGGCAGAGGCGTGCCGTCTACTTTACGCACCCATATATCAAACTCAACGCCTATTATATCTCCTGACGTAATATTCAAATCTGATAGCGCCAGTGGTAGGGTGATAGCGCCAGTTTGTGTACCAGCTCCAAGAGGTGTATATGTCCCACTCTGCATAGGAACGTCATCTAACATATCAACACTTAAATTTGTGAATTTCCGCTTAACGCTATCAGCTGGGAATGAGAACCCTGTTGCAACTGTTCCGCGTCCGGCCCCATCTGCTGCTGTATTAGCAAGCATTGGATTTGGAGATAAATTAGTTCCTGGGTATCTAATCTTTGCAGACGGGCCAAACAGTTCCGTAAGAGCTAGCTTCTCTGCTTTGCTTAACTCATACTGCCCTCTTGGCTCACAATGGACGCCATCAGAAGATAGTCCCGGTAGCCATATACCACTCTCGGCGCAGGTAACTCCGACAGGATTTAAAAATATTACAGTTGGATCATTTAAACTCCGTATGTAATCCTTAATTGCTGCGTTGAATGCAAGTATTGCAGCTAACTTGCCCATCTGTGCAGTTGTACCTGGTGCAAGTAAATATCCAGCTATGCCTTCATCAATTATAGCCGCGCCTGTAGCACGTAACCGCGCCAATACTTGTTTGTGTAGATCAACACGGTCGTCTATTTCCTGCTGGGTAAAAATACCCTCTCCAAAATTATTAATTGACCCGCCTCTGAAGATAATACAATCCAGGTTGGCATTGGCAAGGTCTGTAGCCGCTTTTCTGGTTGCACTCGCCACAAGGTTATCTCTTGCCAACATATCTGACGTTGTTTGATTCGCTATCCCAGCGTTCCTGCACAACATGACCGCAGGATAATTCAGAAATGTCATGTACCTAGAGCTTGTTACACTGCTGGATGTTGTTCCAGATGCCGGGAATACATAGTCGATTACCTCACAGTTGTCGTTAACCGTATAAGTTCCGGTGGTAGCAGTCGAGTCTCCAAACAATCCAATTCTTATTGGCTCTTTTCTTATCGGCTTGTGCGGCAGTTCTATATACTCTCCGTCGCTGTATCCAAACGATTTTATATTGTCAAACCAATGCATCCCTTTCCCAGCCTCCACCGCTGTCTGCTCTCCCCAGTTATGGGATGAGTCAACGCCTATATTTACGTCTTTATCAGATTCATTTATTGCATTTGAAACAGCAAGAGCAAGAATATCTGGCCCGCTTGGTTCGTCTGTATATTTAAGCGAATTCCAATAACTTGAACCATTACCAATCTTTGTCCTTGATGTATCTGTTTCTGTTCCGGTCATGTTGGCTGGCAAAATTGGGTTTTCAAGCGCCCATTCTGCTGATGTTCCACCGTTTGTTAATACTGGATGTGGCATTGTCTTATTCCTGCTTGTCTTTTGTGATTACACCGATACCGCCAGAAACTCCGGCAGCAAGTAATAGCAGTTGTGATACGTCCCGGCCCTGCCAAACCATAATAAAACCAATAATAGCGGCAACAATCCAAACAGCGCCGCGATGTGTTGAGCCTTCATTCCAATCAATGCCAAATTTCATAATTATAGCTCCGCACTTGCACTAAATTCGCCTGAAACTCCAATAGCATCATAAGCATTACCTGGCGTTAGTCCTGGTGTCCATGAAGTAGCGCTAAAATAATAGATTCCTAAAGTATGTGTATTTGGTGCAACTGGATTTGTTGGAGCTTTTACAACTCCCGTTATGGTGTTTCGAATCGACCCAGGAAAGCCTGTAATAGTCGGTGCTGCTCGCATTTCTACCGGGAATTGTGAAGTTACAATCAGGGAATAAGCATCAAGCGCAAACCCTTGAAATCTATATTTGAGAAAATAACGCTGACATAAAAGCTTCTCGAACGCATTAAATCTTCGCTCGAACTCCGTTACTGTGCTGCCTTCTTGATATTGCACTTTACTTAAAGTTCCAGTCCCCCATTCACAAGTTTGATCTGTGCCACCTATGGCCATTCCGGTTACACCTGAGTTTTCATAAGCGCCAGAATCAATTCTACCTTGGGATGAACCTACCCAAGATAAAGAGTGGATTCCTGATTGAAGGTTAGCGCCTTCAATAACCTGCATTAATGTTCCTGCTGCTATCGTTAAAGTTGTAACATTGTTTATTGTAACAAATGTATAGGTACAGCCGCCAGAGCCGGCCTTGAATCTATCATGGCCATAAGCCCCGGCGGCAAGTGTTACGGTTCCTGATACCCCACGTTGATTGATTAAAAAATTACCATTGATAAGTTTGTTTACGAATCCATAAATTACAGATGGGGCCGTTGGTGTAATATCGGATAAAACAATGTCATTTTCAGTATAAATTGGTGACGTTGGTGGGTCGCTATCTGTTGCATACGCTAAAACTTCCGTATAAGTAATATCACTATCAAGCCAAACGCCAAACGGTGTTCTTCCGTCAGCATCTAAAATAATTGGATTAGTGTTGTTTGCATCGCCTAGAATTGTTGTTTTTGTGGCTGATTTCGTTGTCGTTTTGTTTAAATAATGAAAAAGTTTTCCGCCGATTAACGGATTTCCATTAGCATCAAAAAACTGTCTACGTGCTGATGGGCTTATTTTGTACGTCATTTGCTTTCACCTTGTGCCATTTTATCGATGATCTTAACATCTTCTTTGTCGCTAGCAATGAGCCCTAACAATGCTGTTTTATTAACGGTTTTGTTTGTTGCTGTACTCATAAATTTTTTAACTTTTGACGGATTGCTTTTCATTAGCCCGGTCAAGCGTTTTTGATACCAATTAGACAACAATAATTTTCTAATAGGCTCGCTTGCGAACGGAAGCATGGCACCGACAAAGCCACCGACAGGCCCGCCAACAGCCGCCCCACCAAACCCGCCTCCGATAGAAGTAACCGCCTCAATTTTTGAAACGCCTGGTGTTTGTTGAATTTCTCCCGCTTTTGCATATTTTGGGAATGCTTGCTGAAATTCTCCTATTTGCTTTAATTCACCGGTTATTTTATCTGGAGCCTTATCAAGTTTCCTACCGATTATTACGGGGTCAATTTCGCCTGTTGCTACGTTACGCGCGGCATCAACATCATAAATCTTTGCAATATTCTTTCTTGCGTCTTTTAGCTGTCCAACAAGTTCAGGTTGTCCGGCTGTTAATGCCCTTTTTTCAAACTCGTTTTCAATTTCAATGGCCCTTTTACTTGCCGCCTTTGCTTTTGTAATCATTTCAGGATTACCGCCTTGTGCTTGAGCCGCCTTATACCAAGCCTGTGAATCGTGCCTAGACTGTTTAAGTTCTTCAAGCAATGCCTTAGAAGTTGGCACAGTTACCGGGTTATTAGTCCTAAATGGATTGTAAACTTGTGGCGGTGCTGGTGGCTCAGGCAATGCTGCCACATCTTCATAAGGTTTGTAATTATCCTTTATGGCTTTTTTTATGGCCGCGCCGGTAATCGGTTGATCTTCTGCCAATCCTATCGCCTTACGTGCTTGTGCGCTAACAGCCTTTTGATTTCTGATAACCACATCTTGATTCATTGCTGCTTTACCGGCGATACCCTCAAGCCTGTTATTTATAAATCGTGGTGCAACCTGGGATTGTGGTATAACAAAGCCCTTGCTTTGAGCTTCTTTGAGAACGTCAACGGTAGGCTTAATTAAAGCATTTTTTCTTGCCACATTAGAAGCATCTTCGGCAGCCGCTAATTTTGCAGTTTTACCGATTGTTCCTTTTACTAAACTACCTCCGGCACTTAACAACCCCATCGTATTTAATAGCGTAGATGCTGGCTTGTTGGCAAATGTTTCTAATGGGTGCTTAACCCCTTCAACTATTGACCTACCAATATTAGCCGCGTTATCCTTGTCTTGCTGTGGCACTTCTGGATCCAAGTTATCAGGGAGCATATTTGCCACTGCTCCCATTGGCAATCCAGAAATAGTATTTAATGCGTCTATAGGGTGCGATAAAGTGTTAATGACACCTTCACCAATATTTTTTATATCCCCAGGAAGGTTTTTAACGGCCCGGTCAATAATACCTGGATCGCTTTGTTCTGTGACTGGTGCGCTTTGCTTTTGCGCTTTCCATTCCGCATAAGAAAGCTTTCCTGGCTGAATAGGCTTGTTTTGTGCTTTCCATTCTGAGTATGACAACTTTCCTTGTGGCAATATTGGTGCCTCTGAAGCGTCAGCGGTTGACATGGGATTTACCGAGCTAACGATGTTTTTAACATAATTTTGAGTTTCTTTAAACGGGGGAACGCCGCCGTATTTGTCGACACTTCCCGGCCCTGCATTATAAGCGGCAAGAGCAAGGTTAAGATTACCGTTATACCGCTTTAACATGGCATCCATGTAATCGTTTGCAAAGCGCCGTTGCTCTTCATCGCTGTCATTCTGCAATGGCTTAATTCCGAATCCAGGATCACGGGCAGTCTCCGGCATCACCTGCGCAATGCCGCGCGCGCCCTTCGGGCTAACCGCGTTTCTATTTCCCCTGGACTCTTGATTAATAAGCGCGTCAATAATGAATGAATCGGTCATTATTCGCCCCGCAAGTATCTTTGATATTCTGGATCGTTTGATCCGTCATCCTCGTTTGATCCATTTTCAGGCGTAATATTTTGACCGGCATTACTACCAATTTTACCCATAATTCTCTTTAATTCTGTGGCTTGTTTTATCAAAGCCGTGTTTGATGTTACAGCCCCCTTTAAGCTTCTAGGGTCGGTTATTACACTGGTTAATATGTCGTAATCAGGCCCATTTAAAACCCCAAGGTTATAAGCTTCTTTGGCTTGTAACATCATGTTGTTATAAACCGTTCCCATCGCTGCCCGTTCGTCTGGTTTTGCCAAATCAAACAAATCAAAATTTTCTAAAACCTTAACGTATTCGTCGGCTGCATCATTCAGATTTTTAACGCCGATAACCTGTTTTGCCTGTCCTGTCGGCAATGGTTTGTTTGAAATTCCGGTAGGACTATACGCTGGCATTCCTTCTTTACGTCCTTGCGTCCAAACCGGAAGACCGTCTTTTCCAACAGTCTGAACCCATCCAGAATTTTGAGCGGTTAAATCATGGGCGCGTTTTGTTTCGTTTAATGTTGCATCGAAGTTACCCTGTAACCGTTGCTCTCTTTTTTGCAATCTTTGCTCTTTTAAATTATCAAAATCCATTTGCAACTTGTCTTTATAGCTCAATCCCTGTGCAGCAAAATACTTAAACTTTTCGGGTGGGTCATCTGCCGTAATCTCGGGCTTTTTACCGCCTATTGATTCGCTTATCTGATAAACCAAGTCAACAGCCTGTTGTCTATATTCCGGGTGATCTGCCGCCGCGCCTAGTATTCTTGATGAAAAATCAATAGCTTTTACAGTGGATTCAAGCTTCTTTTGCTGCATTTCATATTGCCCGGCTTGATCAGCATCGGCCTCTGATCCCATGCCGGACATATTTAAAGCGCCTTGGTATCCTGCACGGTCAACCTGACCGCTTTGCGGGTTCGTAAATTGGCTTCGTATTTGAGCTAATTTAGCCATTTTATCCGCACTTGCATCCTCTGCTTGAAATTGTCTTGCCGCGTTAAGATTAAGGTTTTTTAACCCTGTCACGCGCTGGCTTTGCTGCATTAAATCAAGCAATGTTGGTTGTTTTTCAAGTGGGAAGCTTGTTTGTAATTCGGCCATTATCTTATACTCCCACTTTTCATCAAATACTGCTTTAACAGGTCGTTTGTTTGATTCTGCATATAAGCCCCTGTCGCATTCGTTACGCCGCTATTGACCGCGTTACCAATCCCTTGATACATGCCCCCGGTGGCGTTAGCAGTTTGTATCGCCTGGTTTGACAATGCTTGACCGTTATTAGACAACAAATTGGCTTGATTAGTGCCGTAATTTTGGTAATTATTCGCTATTCCCGTGCTTAAATTTTGCTGTGCATTTTGCATATTTGCGCCAAAATTTTGTTGATAACCGCCTTGATTCGTTGCGGCTGTCTGCCCCATCCCTGAGAGACTTGAAAGCCTGTTAAAAATCGTGTTATTTTGATCATTCCATCGGCTGTAAGCGTTTTGATAAACGTTTGACGCATTATCACGGTTAGAGCCAAACTGATTAAAAGCGTTAATTTGAGCGCCTTGTAGGTTGTTTCTATCCTGTCCGAATTGGTTGTATGCCGTGTTTTGTGCGTTTTGTGCAAGCGCCTGATTTCCTGCAAAACGGCCTTGAGCTGCGCCATATTCTTGACTTGCCGCGCCGCTGTTGTATTCGGCTATGGCTTTTAATGTGGCACCTGACAACAAACCACCGCGCGCCGCTGCACTATTGTTTATTGCCTTATTTCCCTGGTCGAGACGGAATTGATAGCCTGGATCGGCTTGGTAATCTTGCATCGTGAAGTTGCGGAAAAGATCACCCTCAGTTTTACCGCCCTTGGCTAAATAACCGGCGCTATCAAAGTTTTTAGTTAAATCTTGCTCTGTTTTACCTTGGTTTGCTAGCCATGCCGATTGGTCAAAATTCTTTGTTAAGTCGGGCGGAGGCGTATTTGACGGAACCCAAGTTCTTGTTTCTGGTGTCCCTACATTAGCCGCATTAATACGCGCCGTAATCTGATCTATGGGTGACCCGGTTGCCTCGCTCATCTGTTGCGCAGAAATACCGTTTTGCTGCATCGCATCTAAAATTTGCGCGTCTGTTGCACCTTGGTTTGATCCAAGCCACTCTTTTATTTGTTGAGCACTTATGTTTGAGTTTCCTTGGTTAAAATCAGACTCATATCGTTTAGTGGCTGGCGTTACTTGATACGATCCCCCGGTCGTTGGATCATTGCTATAATCTTGCGCCGTAAATTGCCGGTTAAATGTGGCATCTTGCGGCAATACCGCTTCTTGTGCGGCCTGATAAGGAACAATAGACTGTACTTGCGCTTGTGCAACTGTAGCCTTATTATTCGCGTTTTGCATTTCCGTTGTTGCGTCGCGTAACTGTGCCTGCAACGATACAATTTGTTGTGCGGTAGCCGGAGACCACTGTAATCCTGAAAGCTGCTGATTAATGCTAGCCACCCGGCTTTGTGCTGCTTGCTCAACATGAGCGGCTTGTGCAGCCTGAGCTTGTATTCTTGCTGCTTCTTCTGGCAAAGTTCCGCTTGCCGCGCGCGCTTCCCTAGGTGCTATCTGTCCCATTAATGACTGCAAGGCGGTCTTTCCTGCTGTAGAGTAAGGGTCTTGATAACCAAGGCTTGCGTTTAATACGCCCTGTTGAACAGGTAAGTTTGAGTTATACCCTGATTGCAGCGCATTATTTGAGTTCATAAGCTGCTCAAATAATGATTGAATAGCCTTGTTGTTACCTGCTATCGTTGCGTTAGATGCCTTCTTTGCCCCGCTTTTTGCGCTCTGTGATGCAGCTACGCTTGTCCCTATTCCAACGGCGGTTGAAGTACCTATAGCTAAAGCTACACCAGTCATGACAAAACCCTCTGAGGATAAGTAATTGTTATCTCGTCGCCTTTCAAACCTCCGACGCGCCCTTTTATTCGGCATTTTGCAACAAGCCAGTTATCCACTATTTCAGCGTTTGAATCTTCTAGGTGGTTTGGAATTCTACCGGCAATAGTGCATTTTCCATTTATCATAATTGGCGCAATACGCTCGCCTTTTTCAATATCTGCGGTGGCAAATAAACCGGCCCCATGTATTGGACTTTCCGCTATTTGCATTTTGTATGCTGTGCCGTTTGGTAATAAACAGGGTTCAATTTTACCGTATTCATCAATGTATTTATCGTCAAAATTAACAAGTTTGTCGTGTGTTATTAATCTTTCGTTGTACACTTTTTTCGCTCCTTCTTTCCACGCTGGCGTTTTGTCCATAAAATAATTCTCCACTGTTTCGACATCTTGCTCAATAGTCGGGAAGATGTTTAACCATACAGTATCATCAATAACCCTGATAATCTTGCGGCCAGGCCCGGCAACAAACATGCACGGAGCTCTAATTTCGTCCCATTCACCAAGCGCATTTTGTAAAAATAAATGCCCGGTCACAATTATGTTTGTGTGTTCAAAGTTATGGTGGTGGCCGACAACATTCGACCCGGCTGGAACAAAAACTTCACGAATACAAATACCAGGCGCGAACGTGTGCTTAACAGGACATTCAACCTGTTCAAACTGATCTTGATTTAATTCAAGATGCTGTATTTTTGCTTCTGTTTTTGATAATTCTTGGTTCATACAACCGTCCCGTCATACCTAACCCAAACAATAGGGTTAATCGATTTTACCCAAATTGGATAACCAAGCGTGCTATCGAAATATTGGTCACCAACCTCAACAGATACTAACGGTCTTTTTGATGTTGTCCCGTTACGATTAAATTTAGCGTGTATTTTCTCAAACCAACTAACCCAGGGGTAATTTACTTGACCGCTTACAAGCGCAATATTAGCGGGGACAGGTGGTTTATCCATTAATTTAGCTCCACGTATGCGCCCAATATGACACGCTTAACTGCTGCGGTTATTTTTAGTTTGAATACCCAATCACGAGCAACACCAAGCCTGTTTTTTCTAATTCGCTTTGTGTAGTCTCCGCTAGCGCCCATAGACAAAACTGTGGTAGAAAATGTTTTCCCGTTGTCTTTGCTTACCATTAGCGTCATATCTGGCGTAATTGACGCCCCGGCATCTGATAGCATCCCGGTTTCAGCGTCAATCTGTATAGATTTAATGCTTACCTTTTCGAGATCATTGAATACGTGCTTTGATGTTAACTCTAACTCTATGGCGGTGCCATTATCGGTATTTATAAATTCATCAATAAAATACAATCGGCCATTTGATCTATAATCACTTACATAGGTTTTGTTATTAAATTTTACTGATTTATTGCCGTAATGCCTTATTCCGCTGCTCTTTAATTGCGACCATAGGCCCATTGTTACATCATATAAAAAGCTAATGTTTCTTGCT